TGCACCCGCATAAATTGAAGTGAAGCCCAGAGATTGTGAAGCTACAATAGCTTTACGTTGCTTCTGTACTTCGTAGTCAGTTTCAACTGTTACACCACGTAGACGTGGGATAACAAAGCCTTTGTTGTATACAGCCACACAAGCAGCAGAAGAACCGCTCTTAGATGGCATTTGCTCAGATACAACAATCGGAGAACCGAATACAGAACCGATTTGACCAGTTACACGAGTAGCTAGATCGTTACCTACTTCATCCAAGCTCTGGAAGTCTGGATCTCTTAACAGATCATAGTAGCCTTCCTGACCAACAATGTAAGTTACGTCTGCAGGGTTAACACCGAAGCGACCCATGCCAGTACGAGCAGTCAACATGCCAGAAGCTGTTAGTGGGTTACCACCTGCGTTAGTACCACTTTCTGGAGCAATCTCTAACAGACCGTCCATTACACCTGCTTGACCATTAAGAATAGAATCTTCTACCTCACGAGCATGAGCACGTGCAAGAGAGTCTACAATCATAGGCATCAAGTTAATAAGTACTGCTTCGTCTACATCATTCTCAATGAAAGAGTTAGATACTAGACGATGTGCATTCATGATTACTTGTTGAACTTGATAAGAACTCGCTGAGTTACCGCCACGATCAAACAAGTTATCTTCCGCAGAGTTAGCCCAAGCTGCACCACGACCATCTGGTTGTACAGGTAGTACAGTTGACTTACCATTTACAGTGATTTCACGGAAAAGTCTTGCAACTTTTAGTTCATCCTGAATTTCTTTCTCGATAAGGTTAGAAACTTCTTGATCGATATCAGCAGCATGAGCAGTGTAGTTAACACCTGCTTTTTCCATGAGGCTTTGACCATAGTCAGTATTAAAACCTTTACCAGTAATAGTACCAAGTAGGCTAGCTTCCATAAAGTCGCGACCCCACTTACTGATATCTGCTTTAGAACCGCGATCAGCAAACTGACGCTTGCTGCTATTCATAGCAGTAATTTCAGCTTCTTTTTCTTCCAATTCTTTCTTGAAAGATGCAATTACTTCATCCATTTTAGCGTCTTTTTCAGAAAGTTTCGCTTCAACGTCTGCCATAAGTTTTTCAACGCCAGTTTCAATACCTGCGCCTACTACACTTTTAATTGATTCAGCTTCCAAAGCTTTTGCTTCTTCGGCTTCCTGAGCTGCTTTAGCTTGTGCTTCTTCAGCTGCTTTTTGCTCGGCTTGCTTCATAGCAATCTTAGCAGCAGTATCTTCTGCTACTTTCTTTGCAAAAGCTTCCAAGTCGATGTTTTGATTATCCATCTTGATCTCCTGATCCGCGGATTTTTCCGCGCTTACCGGTGTTTCACTAGCTACGCTAGAAGTATTAACTTCGTCCTTAGCCAGAGACTGACCGGCTAGATCTACACGATTTGTGAAAGTTTTTTTGAATTCATTGTACTCATCCATCGAGTCAAATGATTTCGCGAGCGAAAAAGTAGCTGATTGATTGCATGGTACCGATACAACAGATACCTCAAACAGCTCAGCGTCCTTAATCTTAAGTCCGTCAGTTTCCTCTAAATAATCAGCGTCCTTGACCCGGAAACCAACGGAAAAGGCTCCAAGTACGCCGTCTTTAACAAGTTGCGCTACATTTGCAGGCGCAGCCTTACTAATCTTTGCTTCAAGCTCCAAACCATTAGGACCGGCTTTCAATCCTGTGGCTCGACCAATAGGTTTATCATAGTCATGATTAAACAAGATAATTGGATTTTTCTCGAAATTTGATAGTCCACCTTTTGTCCAAGCCTCTGCTGAAATAGAATCACCCGCGCGATCAAAGTCAGCTGTGCTTGCCATACCACGAATCATCACAGAGCCATCTTCGACTTCGTGAGATTTAAAAGTAGACGTTAAATTAAAGATTTTATTCATCTTCTATTTCCTTTTTAACCGAGACTTTAGGTTTACTAGCCTTTGAGAAAGAAGTTACTTTTTCTGTCTTTTTAGGCTGTACCTTTGGTGCTACGGGCTTTGGTGGATTTGAAATCTCTTTCCACACATCTGGTCGTGAGCTTTCAATAATTGCTAACAGTCTCTCCCATCGACCAAAATATCTTCGTATTGATTGAAGTCTTACTGGCACATTAGTCATTTTTCTATACTCCATTTCTGTAATGGGTTTACCAGCTTCTAACAATACCATACTAATTTTATCTATTATACCTTGTTTTACTCTATCAACTCTCATCGTCTGTTCCTTCTGTTTGTACGGGTCGTCCACCCTCGCTTGGATTTGCTGCAGACCCTGCTATATTGGCAGGAACTCTAATTTCTTCTGTCCCTTCCATAATATCGAAACCTAATCTTTCTCTTGCTTCAGCAGGAGTAATAATACCTCCATTTACCAAAGAGGTATAGTAAGCAGCTGCATCTCTAAGCTCTGGCTGCAGAGCAGGAATATCGCTAATATCTTCTTTTACTTGAAAACCAAAGTATCTTTCTAAACCATGATTTAACTTTCTTACTATTGGAAGAATTGTTTCCAAATAGTACATTCTCATGTTGGGTCTAATATTTGCATTATTACCTGAATCTAAAAGTATAGGAGGTACTCCTAATGCTTTTAATATAATTTTTTCATTCTTTTCAATCGAGTCTTGAAAGTCTAAATCTCTAAAATTTACGTTTGATAGTTTATCAACTTCAATACCGCCATCAAGAATAAGAGGGCGTCTACCGCCTGCTGTTGGATTATATCTAGACTGCCAAGATACCATCATACGTTCTTTAATTTTTTCAGAAAGAGTATTAGGAGACTTAAGTACTAAACCTGGAATAGCTCCGTTTTTGAAAAAGTTATCTTGGAACTCTCTCATATTTTTCATAAGTACCATAGTACGAAGAGCAGGCTTCAAGCGAGAAATACCTCTATAAATAGAGTAAAAAGAATTGTCTTTTATGTGTATTATCTCTGAAGGACTATAGTCTACTTTTTCATTAAAAGTAAATTTTTCAATATAAGTATCAGTGCTAGTATGGATATACATTTTATCTGCCGGGAGATGGTATAAATGTACGCCATCAAAGTAAATAAATATATTACCATCTAGTATAAAATCTGTAATTAAGTTTCTGCGGAAAGTGCTAATATCTTGAAAAGGGTTAGGCTCTTTATTTAGTAGTAAGTCTACTCTTGATCTTTTTACGCCTTTTACTACACCTTTGAATCCTGTTACAGGAATCCCTACTGTTGTTGGGATTGCTGCTGCATCGTCTACAATTAAGTTTACTCCCCGATTTACAATTTCCAGATCTTCATACGCTTGCTCGTAACTAGTAATATTCTCTCTACTAGGCTCGATATCGTGGTCGTAATATTGTTGTGCAGGATTTAATTTTTCCTCCACGTCTACAGGTTTTCTACCAAATAGATTATTATACCAAGCCATGTTTTTCTCTTTGAATCTCTACCCAGCGCATCTGTTTTTTAGCAGTTCCTAGCGCAGGATCTTTACCGTAAATTGAGTGAAGTTTTAAGTGATGCTTGTGACACAAAGTAACTGTGTGGTCATATAGCTCAGCATGATGTTCTTCTATAAAATCTTCCCGGAGTGCTTGTATGTACTCAGGATTGTGATTGTTGTCTTTCAACCACTTGTTCAACAAAGGTGTTAGACTGTAAAAATGGTGAAAGTCTAACTGCTCTGTTGCACCGCAAATTCTGCAAGAGGAACCCTTCTTATACTTAGATTTTGCCTTATCTCGTACATACTTTACATAATCACGTTTTAACTTAGGCATTTTCCTTTGGTTCCTTAATTTTTATCTAAAGAATTATATCGACTTTGAGCTAACTTGTCAAACATTATTTTTGAGTTGGTATCATCAAAAGGATATATTTGCAGTTTGAAATGAGTACAAAGCATATCGCAAAGCATCTGCCATGTGAGATGCCATGTTGTGTTTTGGTTTTTCCTTCATAAGATTGGGATTAGGATCCCACTGATAAGCATCTAAGCAACTTAACGACTCTTTTGCGTGTTGGTCGACAAAGAGGTAGTTGTTATCGATAATCCCTGACACATGTCCAATTCCGTCAAGTACGGACTTTTTCGCGTTGATGGTGGAAATATCGTAGTTCTGCGCGAAATCATACCTTGTTTGTTGAGCTGCGCTGTCAATATAAATGTAATCAATATCCCAGCGATCAATGAGCGATTGTATTTCGGTAGCGTGCTGTTCAGTAGTTCTTTCAGAGTTGAAGTATTCGTCCACCA